TATTAAGCGTATTTAAGGATAAAAACCTAAGCTTAAAAGATCAGCAAGATTTAAGGATTATGTTTCAGTGTAAACATTATTGTAATGAAATAGATCAAGATAATTGATGATAACGGACGAGTGTATGGGTAGATTTTTAACCGACTTAAAAACGAAAAAACAAAATGAATAGAAGACAGATAATAAACAAGATTTTACACAACCACATAGATGTAAATAAATACGAAGATTACACCAACTATAAAAAGTTAATAACGGCTATTGAAGAATGGCACGAAAGCGAGGTTAAAAAATTACCTATACACAATGTTGTAGGGCAAAGCGAACAGTTAAAGGCTTTAGAAGATTTAAAAGACTTTGCTTACGAAAACTGCCAGCCGCATAATAGTGATAGGCTTTCGGAAATAATGGAAAGGCTTTAATTGCCTACAACGCTGAGGTAAAAATCTTAGCTTTAGCGTGATTATTTACCGAACGTTAGCATCCGTTTTAATGGCGTGTTTTTTCGATAATGCTAAAAGAACGTTTTAATGTTCTTTTTATTTATATTTGCAATGATAAAAGTGTTTCTTACAAATATAGAAACATATGAGCTTAGCAGGATGTATTTGTCCCGAAGGGGATTTAAACACAGTCAGTAATAACGAATGTAAAGAGTATAGAGGTGCTGGAAAAGTAGCTAAATTATTTTTTCAAAAATCTTTAACTTCTAACGCTTTTGTTAATGCTACTAATGGCATAGAGTTGGCTAATTCATGGGCTGGTTTAGCTGATGCTACTGGTGATACTAAAGTAGTTATTACACCGTTTCTTAATTCTGTAGAATTTGGAGAAGCTGAAGTAGTTGATGGTGTAGAAAACTTTGAAGGAGCTACAACTAAATCAGGCGTAAGACCTCCTGTAGTTACTTGTACTATAGTTGACCCTAAACCTGAACACGTAAAAGCTATTAATAGTATTGGATGTAGTAATACCGCAGGAGTTTACTTTGTATGGTCTAGCGATAAGATTACGGGAAATGAAATAGCTGAAACACCAGCAACATATATTCCTATTAAGATTAGCGAAGGAACATTCATAGGTACACCTCCTCAGAAAGCTAGTGAGTTTGGAAGTCAATTTATATATACTTTCCAATTTCAAATAGGCGCTGATTGGTATGAAAACTCTAATATAGTAGAACCTGAAACAGGATTTAGCTATCTTAGTGATATAGCAGTATCATAATGGTTACTTTAGTAAATGATAAAAACGGAAAAAGGCAAAAGTTTAAATTAAATGTAGCCGAATCTGTTTTACGTAAGGGGGAGGAATTAAAAGCAAGAGCTAAACTATACGGTAAAGATATCTTATATTGGTCATTACCTGAAAGTAGCGCTTACTTTTATGATAACGGTTCGTTAATTAAAAAACCAAAAAAAGGGGAGTAACATCCCCTTATTTATTATGTGGGTGTTTAATAGTTATGATTACTCTTATGATTTTATTGATGATAATAGAGTTAAATACTCTTTACGTCTAAAAGTTGACTTTGAAACCTTTTTAATATATATTGCATTCAATGAGCAAAGCAAAAACAACTACCACGACCAATATCAAAACTAAGTGCAATTGTTGGTTAAATGTTGGTAAATGCTATTGCAATCCAGTAAAAGAAGTTCAATTAGATATTAAGTTTTAAATAGATGATTATATATACTAAAGATAAAGACGGGAACATAATAATTAAGAAGTAATGGGTTATAACAAAGAGAAACTATATAAGCAAGCCTTAAAAGTAAGCGAAAAGAAAAACGTTTATTTTATTGAAGATGTAGTAACTCTATTGCCTTGTAGTAAGCAGACTTTTTATGATCACTTCCCCGTTGACTCAGACGAATTTGACACTATAAAAGCTAATATAGAAGCTAACAAGGTTAGTACTAAGCTAGAGTTAAGAACTAGACTATCTGAAGGAGATAAAGCCGCTGAAATATTAGCACTGTATAAACTAATAGGTACTCAGGAAGAAAGAAAAGCATTAAGCCAAAACTATACCGATCATACTACAGACGGTAAAAAGATAGATATACCTGTTTTGACTTGGGTAAAAGAAGAATAATAGGACTATTTAAATAAGTCCTATCTATAATCTCTAGGAATACAACTAAAACTATATGATTATTCCATGAATGTAGAGATAAACGAGATTTTTAAGCCTTTATTTACTACTAAAAAGAGGTATATATTTATGACTGGTGGTAGAGCTAGTCTAAAGTCTACTACTGCACATAGTTTTATAGCTCTTTTAACTTTAGAATCTAGTCACGGTGTTTTATTTACTAGATACACTATGACAAGTGCTGAAAAGTCAATCATACCTGAATTTAATATAGCTATTGAGAGACTTGGCTTAGTTAATCAGTTCCATGTAACCAAAAACCAGATAACAAATATTAATACTGGTAGCTTTATAATCTTCTCAGGAATAAAAACAAGTTCAGGAAATCAAACAGCTAATCTAAAATCATTAGCGGGTATTACAACATGGGTAATAGAAGAAGGTGAAGACTTTAATGATGAAAAGGCTTTTGATACTATAGACGATTCAATTAGAACTAAAGGCAAACAGAATAGAGTAATATGGATTCAAAACCCTACTACAAAAGAGCATTTTATCTATAAAAGGTGGATAGAGCCATTCCCAAAACAAATTGATCTATCAGGTCATAAAGTAACTGTTTCAGGTCATCCAGACGTAGAACATATTCATTCATGGTATAAGATCGCAACAAAGTATCTGAGCGAATCATTTTTAAAAAAGGCAAGTAAATCAGAGAAAGAGAACCCTAAATGGTTTTATCATAATTACGTTGGCGGATGGCTTGAAAAGGCTGAAGGTGTAATATTTGAAAATTGGGAGATAGGCGAATTTGATTACTCTTTACCTTATGGATATGGGTTAGACTTTGGTAGCAAAGACCCAGACGCTCTAACAAGAGTAGCCATAGATCACAAAAGAATGATTTTATACGTCAAAGAAGAGCTATATAAATCAGGTCTTAGCACTAATGAACTAGGTTTAATAGTTAAATCTATATGTGAGCATAAATTAATAATAGCGGATAGTGCAAGCCCTAGAACTATACAAGATTTAGATAGTTTAGGTCTAAACATTAAAGGAGTAAAGAAGCCAGCAGGGAGTATAATAGAAGGAATTAAACTTATGCAGAACTATAAAATAATAGTTCATCCAGATTCTAATAATCTAGTCAAAGAGCTTAATAACTATATATGGGTAGATAAGAGGGGGGGAGTTCCAATAGATGATTATAATCACTTGTTAGATGGATTCAGGTACTACGTTTCCCATACTACTAAAAAACAATACTCAGTATTCCTTTGATTAATGTATAATGATTATGATCTTTGGATATGACAAAAGAGGAATATAACAATTTTTTAGAGATTACTGAATACTGCGAGCAAATCCAATGCGTAAACCATGTATTAAAAGGATGGGTAGATAAGGGTAGAATTGATAGGCCATACTGTAAAAAGACATCCGCAATAGCTAAGGAAGTCCCATTAAAAAAGGGCTTTAAGTTTAGGACTTACGAGATAGTAAAAGATGTTTTGATTTACGAAGTTTCATATGAAGAATTTGAAAAGATGAATTATCAAGTATTGGAATTAAAAAAAGAACTAGTAGAAGAGAATGAAAAACTTGAAAGCATTTTAGATAAATACATCAAATAATCACACAACTTTTTTTATTTCTAGTTGCCGTATATTTGTGTTAATTCGTTAAAATGTTTAACACCTATGGTGCTTTCTGAAATAGAGGTAATTGATCTTTGCAAGGATAAAGAGCCTGATGAATGGATAAAAGAAGCTAGAAAAGAAAGTCATCTTTTAAAGATGCACTATTACGGCCAAGGATTAAGTAACTATCTTACTAAAGTCCAAGGATTAGAAAACGATTCTCAAATAAATCTCAGAAGAAAGTACGCAATATCTAATGAGTCTATAATTTCATCTTTACTCAGGGCTGTAGATAACGCATGGAGCGCTAAAGGAGGCATGATTAACATCAATGCTTCTGATACAGTAAAAGAAGATTTAAAAGAAAAAATAAAAGAATCAAACAACGGTCAATCATTAAAGTACTATTTAAGACATCAATGGTTTGATAGATTTTTGACCGATCCTAACGGACTTTTGTGCTTAGATTCTGATATGGATGGCACTTTAGCTAAACCAGTTTACAAGTCTATTGAGGACATATGTAAAATGAAGGTTAAAGGTACTAAGCCATGTTACGTAGTTTATGAGCCTCACAAAATAGAACAATACGCTGGTACAACTGAGTGTTATAGATGGGTTGTTGATGATGCCAATTATTATTTAGTAAAAGGCGAAAGTGATAACTGTCAAATAGTAGAAATTAGACCTAACCCGTTTGGAGTCGTTCCTTCGATTCAAAACAGTCCTATATTAAATACCCTTACTAGGATAAAAAACAGCCCTATCCATAAACA